CTCGGGATCTTCGATCTCGATCTCAATATCAGGCGAGCCGGATATTGAGATCGAGATCGAAGATCCCGAGTCAGTAGAGATTAGAGCCGGTGGGTTAGAAATCGAGATTGCCAAAGGCGGGGGCGGCGAGGGTATAGATGAGTTTACTGCCAACCTAGCCGAGCACTTAGATGAAGGCACCTTGGCCGAGTTAGCCGGTGACCTGACAGAAGACTTCCAGACAGATAAAGAGTCCAGAAAAGACTGGGAAAAGACCTACTTTAAGGGTCTAGAACTGCTGGGGCTGCAGATCGAAGAGCGTATGGAGCCGTGGGAAGGGGCCTGTGGAGTGTTCCACCCCGTGTTATCTGAGGCTGTTGTACGGTTCCAATCCGAGTCGATTATGGAGACTTTCCCTGCGGCTGGCCCTGTAAAGACGCAGATCATCGGGAAGATCACTAAAGAGAAAGAAGACGCTGCCGCCCGTGTCAAAGATGACATGAACTACCAACTCACGGTCAAGATGCCGGAGTATCGGGCAGAGCATGAGCGCATGTTGTGGAGCCTAGCCTTGGCGGGTTCTTCGTTTAAAAAGGTGTATTACGACCCGTCTTTGGAGCGCCAAGTCGCCGTGTTTATTCCGGCAGAAGACTTTGTGGTGCCTTATGGGGCCTCAGATCTGCTGACCTGTGAGCGTTACACCCATGTGATGCGTAAGCCCGTAAACGAGGTCAAGAAACTTCAGATTGCTGGCTTTTATCGAGAAGTAGATCTGCCGGAGCCCGAATATAACGACAATGATCGCAGCGACATCCGAGTTCAGGGCAACGAAGCGAGCATCGTGCATGACGACAGATATCAAATTCTGGAGATGCACGTTGATCTAGATCTCGAAGATGACCCGCTTAGGGACGAAAATGGCATTGCCATCCCCTATGTAGTAACTATTGAGAAGCAAACCCAGACTGTTTTGGCCGTTCGGCGCAACTGGAACCCGGATGACAAGTTAAAAACCAAGCGTTTGCACTTTGTTCACTATGTTTACATTCCCGGTTTTGGGTTTTATGGCTATGGTCTGATCCATTTAATCGGTGGGCATGCCAAATCCAGCACTTCTATACTTCGTCAACTTGTCGATGCAGGCACTTTATCGAACCTGCCGGGGGGTCTAAAGACCCGTGGACTGCGGATTAAGGGGGATGACACCCCGATTTCCCCGGGAGAGTTCCGAGATGTGGACGTAGCAAGCGGAAAAATCAGCGAAAACATCGCTTTTCTGCCCTACAAGGAGCCTTCTCAGGTCCTATTAATGCTTATGGACAAGATCGTTGAGCAGGGTCGCGGTCTTGCAGCCATTTCTGAACTAAAGATCACTGACGTAAACAAGGAAACACCGGTTGGGACCACTTTGGCCCTTCTGGAGAGATCTTTAAAGGTGATGTCGGCCGTCCAAGCACGGCTCCACGCCTCAATGAAGCAGGAATTTGGGCTTTTGGCCTCAATAATTGCCGAATTTGCCGCCGAGGAGTACGAATACGAGCCAGAAGCAGACGATGGAGTGGTCCCGGCCACCCGTGATGACTATGAAGTAACGGAAATTGTCCCTGTTTCGGACCCCAACGCAGCGACAATGAGCCAAAGGGTGGTTCAGTACCAAGCGGCGCTTCAGTTAGCCCAGACTGCACCCCAGTTATACGACATGGCCCAGTTGCATAGGCAGATGTTGGAGACTTTGGGCATCAGAAACGTGGCAAAACTTGTCCCAATTGAGGACGATGAGACGCCTAAAGACCCGGTTAGCGAGAATATGAACGCCTTGAACATGAAGCCGATGAAGGCGTTTATCTATCAGGACCACGAGGCCCACATTAAGGTGCACATGAACCTGCTTCAGGACCCCCTGATGCAGCAGATGATCGGACAGAACCCAAATGCGGTGAAAATCCAAGCCGCAGCCCAAGCACATATTGCCGAGCACTTGGCCTTTGCCTACCGTGCACGTATGGAGCAGGCGATGGGTGTGGCGTTGCCGCCGCCCGATATGAAGATGCCCGAGGAGTTTGAGGTTGAGTTGGCTAAGGTTGCCGCGCAAGCCTCGGACATGGTGCTCGGTCAAAGTAAGACCCAGATCGCAGCCCAGCAGGCTCAAGCGGCTGCTAACGACCCGGTTACCCAGATCCAGCAGCGTGAACTGGCGATCAAGGAAGCGGAAGTGCAGAGAAAGGTCAAGAAAGATGAGGTCGATGCCGTTGCCAAGGCAGACCAGATTCGGATTGAAGAAGAGCGTATCAAGGCTCAAGCCGAGATTGATGGCGCTCGCATCGGCCTAGAGGCAGCCAAAGCCAAGCAGAAGTTTGAAGGCGATATGGAGGCCCAAGGCGTAAAACTAGGGGTAGATATAGCCAGAGCCACACGAGAGGGCAAGAAACCACCTACCACCTAGGAGAAGTGAATGTCAGAGTACTTACAAGTAGGGGAAGTTAAGTCTTTTGAGGAGCACATAAGGAAGCGAATCAGGGAGCACTTAAACAATGCAGCCGACGACTTAGCCACCGGAGGCGCACAGGATTATGCTGACTATCGATTTCGGGTCGGTGTAATACAAGGACTTGCTATTGCAGAACGGGAGATCCTTGACCTAATCGAGATCGCTAGAAAGGCTGAAGACGGACTATGACAATAGGCGCAATAGACCGGGGAGCCACAGAGGAAGCGATTTCTCAGGTAGACCCCATAAAGATGCCCGAACCATCGGGCTACAAGATCCTCATCACATTACCCAAGGTATCTGATCGACTCGGAGACTCAGGGCTGATGCTGGCTGAGGCTACTAAAAAGGCGGAAGAATCGGCATCCTGCTTAGGGTTTGTACTTAAGATGGGACCGCTGGCTTACAAGGGAGCCAAGTTTGAGAGTGGCCCTTGGTGTAAAGAAGGCGACTTCATCATCATGCGTAATTATTCAGGCACCCGGTTCAAGATTGACGGGCAAGAGTTTCGCTTGATTAATGACGACCAAGTTGAAGCCGTTGTTGATGATCCTCGTGGTTATACCCGTGCGTAAGGAGAAGTAAATGGCAAAAGAAGAAATTGTGACCTCCCTAGAGGAGATAAACCGAGACCTGAAGGCGGCTAAAGAACAGGGAGACGCGCAAGCGGCAGCCCCGGACGTAGACCTTGGGTACGAAGAAGCCTCAGCGCAGGTGGCCGAGGTAAAGGCTCAAAAAGAGGCAAAAGGTAAAAAGCCTGAGTTTGAGATTGAGATTGTTGATGACACCCCGGTTGAGGACAAAGACCGCAAGCCCATGAAGACCCCTCCCAAGGAGGTCGATGAGATTGATGTCGTCAATGAGAAAGTGCAGAAACGCTTAGATGAACTAAAGCGGGCTTGGCACGATGAGCGCAGGGCAAAAGAGAAAGCCGCTCGTGAGCAGGCTGAGGCTATTGCTTACGCCAAGCAGGTTCTGGACGAAAACAACCGCTTGAAAACAAGGTTAACAGAGGGTGAGAAGGTCTTGATTCAGCAGGCACAGGCTCGCACTGATGTTGCACTGCAGGCAGCCAAGAAGAATCTAAAGGAAGCACAAGAGACTGGAGACTCCGAGAAAGTTGCCGATGCGATGTCCGAGATTAGTCGGGCTACGATGGAGCAAGAGAATTGGAAACGCTACCAGCCTCAGTACGCTGCCCAAGAAGGTGCTTTACAACCTGAAAATAATTCAGTACCTTATCAACAGGCCGTGCAACCGCAAGTGTCGCCGCCTGATCAAAAGGCCATTACTTGGTATAACAAAAATACTTGGTTTGGCATTGATGAAGAAATGACGGCACTGGCGTATGCACAGCACGAAAGGTTAGTTAAGAATGGGGTTAGTCCCCAGTCTGACGAATACTACGAGCGTATCGATGCTCGGCTTCGGCAAGTTTTTCCTGACAGGTTTGAGGAGAATGATTCTGCAAAAGATGAAACTCCAGAGCCTCCGAAGGTAGAAAAACGCCAACAGGCAACGGTGGTAGCACCGGCGACACGAACAACTTCAAGCAAAAAGATTACGCTTACCAAATCACAGGTGGCTATTGCTCGACGCTTAGGAGTTCCCTTAGAAGTTTATGCGAAACAAGTTGCTATGCAGGAGAGTAGATAATGGATCGAATTGAACGTGCTTTGGAATCTCGTGAACGCGAAACCCGCGATCAATCGGCTCAGTATGCTCCGCCGCAACAACTGCCTGATCCTGACCCACAGGATGGTTATACGTTCCGCTGGATACGTACCCACTTTATGGGACAGAGCGACGCTCGAAATGTAGCAATAATGCGTCGTGAGGGTTATGAGCCAGTTCGTCTGGAAGATCACCCTGAGATGGCATATATCGTAGATGATCCTTCTAAGGTAAGTGGAAACATTGAAATTGGCGGCTTAATGCTCTGTAAGATCCCCAAAGAGAAGACAGATGCAAGACAAGCCTACTACGATGAGTTGAACCGTAAACAGATCCAATCTGTGGACAACAACTTCATGAGGGAAAACGATCCGAGGATGCCTCTCTTTAGTGAGAAGCGAACCGAGGTGAGTTTTGGTAAACGATAAACTCTTAGGAGATTGATATGGCAACAGTTCAGGCCCCTTATGGGCTACGCCCAATCAATCTGATCGGCGGTCAATCATTCACGGGCGGTACCATCCGCAAGTATACGATGACCACGAACAGTGCGACTGGCATTTTCTTCGGTGACGTAGTTAAGATTGCAGACGGACAACCTTCTGCTCTGACCACTACCCCCACTACTTCAACCAAAGGTGTTGTAGGTGTGGCAGTTGGTGTTTCTTACACTGACCCCACTCTGAAATACACTCAGTTTTCACAGTATCTTCCTGCGAACGCAGTGAACTCTGGATACACCAACATCCTCATTAGCGTTATCGATGACCCGGATCAGTTGTATCAGGTTCAAGCAGACGGAGTTGTGACTCTTGCTGAAATCGGTAATAACTCTGCGCTGGGTAACTTCAGCAATGGTTCTACTACTACCGGTAATAGTAAAGTTAACGTTTCGGCTACTTCTGCTAATACCTCTACTTTGGCGGTACGCATCGTTGACCTCGTTGACGGCGCACCGACTTTCTCAACCCCCGGCGACGCATTTACGGACTGCATTGTGAAGTTTAACTTCGGCGTGCATTCGTATTACCAAGCCGACGGTAGCGGCTCGTAAGGAGATTCTAAATGGCTATTTCACGTTCCCAACTATTAAAAGAACTCCTGCCCGGACTGAATGCTCTGTTTGGTATGGAGTACGCTCGCTACGGCGAGGAGCATAAAGAGGTTTATGCAACCGAGACTTCTGAGCGTTCGTTTGAAGAAGAAACCAAACTGTCTGGCTTCTCAGCCGCCCCCGTTAAGTCGGAAGGTGCTGCGATTGCTTATGACAACGCGCAAGAAGCCTTTACGGCACGCTATACGCACGAGACCATTGCCTACGGTTTTGCGATCACTGAAGAGGCAATCGAGGACAACCTCTATGATTCTCTGTCGGCTCGCTATACCAAATCGCTGGCTCGTTCGATGTCTTACACCAAGCAGACCAAGGCTGCTGCCGTTCTGAACAATGGCTTTACCAACTCCAGCCAGTATTACGGCGGTGATGGCGTGCCCTTGTTCTCCACGAGCCACCCGCTGATCTCTGGTGGTGTCAACTCCAATCGTCCGGCTACCGGCGCAGACCTGAATGAGACTTCTCTTGAGAATGCCGTTATTCAGATCGCTGCATGGACGGATGAGCGTGGTCTGCTGATCGCAGCCAAGCCGCGCAAGTTGATTGTGCCGCCCGCACTGATGTTCGTTGCTACCCGCCTGTTGGATACGGAACTCCGTGTTTCTACGGCTGATAACGACATCAATGCTCTGAAGTTCATGGGTTCTATTCCCGAAGGTTACACCGTTAACCACTTCTTGACGGATACGAACGCATGGTTCCTGACCACAGATGTACCCAATGGTATGAAGCACTTTATTCGTATCCCGATGGGCACCTCGATGGACGGTGACTTTGATACCGGCAACGTCCGTTACAAGGCCCGTGAGCGTTATTCGTTTGGCTGGTCTGATCCGCTCGGTATGTTCGGATCGCCCGGTTCGTCTTGATGTAAAGGGGGGCTTCGGCCCCCCTATTTGGATCTAGGAATTTTTTACCCATACAGACTGACCTAGCAGACTTAGTAGAGACGGTATGGGGAAGTGCTACTACACGAAAGGATTGTCATGGCACAAACTACTTTTTCTGGCCCCGTGGTCAGCCCCGGCGGCTTCATTGGTCCCGCATTCGGCGGAATGATCCCCTTCACAGGTACTTATTATTACGTCAACCCACTTACGGGCGCAGACGGAAACACAGGTACTTCTCCTGCTCAGGCACTTAAAACCCTCCCTGCCGCTCTTTCAAAGGCTACAGAGGGTAACAACGATGTGATTTTCCTAATCAGTGAAGTCAATGACGGAACCACAACTTCTGCCACCCTGACTGCAAACCTTGATTGGAACAAAGATTCCACCCACTTGGTTGGTATCTGCGCCCCCACGATGGTTGGTCAACGTGCTCGTATCGCTGCTTCTGGAACATCGTTCACGCCGTTGATGACCATTTCTGCCAACAACTGTTTCTTTTCAAATGTTTCTGTTTTCGGCGGCTTTAGTACAGGTGGCGCTTCTAACATCACCATTTCAATGACTGGCGATCGGAACGCTTTTGACAATGTTTCTTTCCAAGGTCTTGCTGATGCCGCCGCTGCTGGTGGTACAGCCGCTCGGACTATTGTGATGAATGGCGCTTCTGAGAACACCTTCTCAAACTGCACGTTTGGTGTTGATACTGTTCAGCGTACCGCCGCTAACTACACAATGGAACTCTCGGGCGGGTCTACTCGTAACATCTTCCAAAACTGTGTTTTCCCGTCTTGGATTTCTGCGGGTGGTACTGGCGGAGCAATTGTGTATGCAGCATCCGCATCGGCTATTGATCGCTACACGGTCTTTGATTCCTGCTTGTTCTTGAACGCTATTGCATCTACAGGTAGCACGATGACTGACGTTATTTCGC